AAGTCGTGCTGGTCATCCCGAAGAACAGTAATATACTTATCTATCGCAAGATGTGGGTCTTTCTTGCTTTGCCACCAGAATACGTCGTCAAAAATTCCATACATGATCAGCCAGCACTCCAATTAAGAATTTCTTCGTCAGAATAACCCATATAGCCTTCTGCATTTGCGTTACTGTTTCCAGTGCTTTTAATGTCGGTTGAATGCGCTTTGTCGTAATTATCCATTGAAAACTCGTTATTTGCAACCGAAATTGCATCATCTTCGCTAGAAGCGTACAGATTTTGTGCTAAAGCTACCGGGCTGATCAACTCAATCTCTACATCCTCTGACTTATACTTTGTGACTCCATACTGCGATAAAATGTCTAAAAGCTTCCGTAATTTTCTAGGGTCTTGCGCCATGCTATAAATCCTTGCTATTGTAACTATGTAATTTAATTATAGAAAGCGTCGTCGTTTGAATAGCCAACGCCCCATAAATCCTCGTCGTGACCACTATCCTGTTCTTGCTCTCTTAGTAGTCGTTCTTCTATCTTGTCTTCTAATCGCTTGTAATATTCAGAAGTACCAAAAGCAGGTGGTTTCGATTTTTCTTCGTAAAGAAAGTGTCGAGATTCCATCCAAGCATACAGTGCCGCATCGCTTAAGTGGTTATCAAACCGCTTATCTTCGGCAGTACCAGCAAGATTAAACTGTAACTTATCCCACTCGGCCAGAAGCTCTGAGTTCTTTTTGACCTTGATTAGCCCTCGGGCCAGGTCTGCATTCATCATAGTGATAAGTCCTACCTTNTCTCCGCTTTTCTTTGCGGGTGCTATTGGTAGGCTAGTTCTCTCTTTAAAAGTCTCGAGCACCATACGGCTGGCGCCGCCTCCGGTATCCATAACAATCTTGGTAAAATTAAAGCGTGACTGGTATTCCTTGATCATGTCCTCCACGTCGGAGGTAAGCATGTTCGACTTCTTAAAGTCCTCTAGGATGAATAGCTCTTCATGGTCATCCGAGTATGCCGCCACGATAAATGCTGTCGGGTCGTGATAACCTAAATCCACCCCAAGGATGTATTCCCAAAAGCAATTCTCTGGCAGCTCGTCATAGAGGTTTACGTCTGAATATCGGTAGACAATAGACCTATCGTTCTTTACCCACAGGCCCTCATACTCTCGTTTATATGCTGGGTCTGTAGGGTCTAGGATTCCTGCTCTAACATCACGCTCTATCGCTTTGACGGCTTGCGTCATGTAGGGATTATCCTTGATAGACCATTTGTGTGTTGAGTACCCGTATTTCTCTAACTCTGTTATCTCGTAGAAAAACCCCGCGCATAATTCATTAGGCGTACTGATCATTGCTAGAGTTCCATCGGAATCTAACAGCGCGGGGCCTAGTACGTCACGGACCAATTCCTTGACGTTAATATTAAAGAAGGCGGCCTCATCAAGCACCGCCAACGAAAACGCAGCTCCACGTAGCTTATCCACATCAGAGGCATCGTTAGCACCAGTAAAGATGATTTCCGAGCCGTTGGGGAATTTGGCTACCAGCGCAGCGTTGTTGAATTTCAATCCAAGCCGGTATTGCTTGTCGGCCTGCTTAAGCATGTTCCACAGAATCCGCTTCGCGGCTTCTCTTGTCCTAGCGATATAGACGCACAAGGTTTCAGGATTATCTAGCGCCTCTTGGATAAGATACCTCGAGACAGCGAAGGACTTGCCAGCACGACGAGTACACAGTGCAGCTTTCCGCTTGGACGGATCGTTGATAAACTCAAGCTGCTCCTTAAACAAGTGACGCTTGAAGTTGAGGGTGATGTCAGAAGTTCTCTTAACTACCCTTGCTTTCGCAGGTATGCCAAACCGACCAACGACAGCCTCAAGAACCTCTCTGCTACCAAGCGCAATATTCGGCTTTCGCCGCTGCGCGTTACGCCTAGCTTTCGTCTGAGGTTTGAGTTTCTGTTTCGCCATGAACCCTGTCTACCAATACGGGTAAGAGAAGAGAGTTAAACCGTAGGCCCCACTTCCTTTTCAAGTTATACTTCTGACACCAATACGACCAAAAGGCTGTAGGAACAGTCCCCTCACCAGGAAACTTAGCCCTAATGAGTTTTCCCCCTATCCCATGATTCCTAAGCTTCTTCTTAACAAAAGCATAGAGAAGAGTAGGATAGCCAAGCTTTTCAGTGTACCCCAACCAGCCCAGAATATGATCTGGGTCTTCGTCCGAACACGCCACTAAGATAGTGCCATCTTGTACGCAAGTGTCAATAACTAATCGGGTCATACGTTGAACGCCGGGTATATTGTAGTCAACCGACGCTAACCAGGAGTGGTAGATAAAATCTTCGTCTAAGGTCTCGTAGGGCCTTATCTCAATCATTTCTTTGCGCTTGGAGCATTAGCTTCCCTTAATGTTTTGCGAGCGAGAGCTTTTAACTCATCGTCTGTCATAGAAGCTAAGGTGTCAGTCTTAAGCTCCTTCTCAATACCGATTAGCTTCTTCAAGCCATCGTAGCAGAGATCTAACGTCTTAAGGTCTTTAGCCGTTAATTCGTCCTCGTCCTCTACCTTGCGTCTTAGCCCCTCAATTTGCTTCCGGGTAATCATATACAAGTCATAAAGTAGCTTGTGATTATCCGCATTTTGATAGACCGTTACTGTGTGGTCTTTTGCCATAACGTACAGATTTCCTCTTTTTACCAAAACCTGTCAAGGGAAAAGAGCAACCCCTACCCTAGTAGTATCAGGGACTTACAAGAGGGGTTGACTTTTATTTCCTAATAAGTACATAGTCTCTTTATCCCCCTTAGACTTCCAGTACTACTAGTGAAACTAGTCCTCTAGCTTCAGGACGTGCCTCATACTTATGGCCGTTATCCGTGTATTAGAGGCCATACCTGATTGACATTCTGTCATACCCTTCAAATCGCCCAAAAATTCATAGAGGGTTACTGCCAACTGGGGCTGCCAACTGCAAGCGGGGTACCCCCCCTCGAGATCGGTCACTGCAAGGCAACAGACAGGGTAGGGCTAGGCTGATAGATGCTTGCTATGAATTCGCTACGCTCATGGCTAACGCACAGCATACACCCACACTACCATAGACCCAGACTTCACTAGGTCACATGCTCTGAGAAGCCACTGACAGCCGCGTGAGTGATTCTTCGGGGGCTAAGGGTCAGTGGTCAGACTGTGTGTAAACATCCCTCAGATGGTAAATTAGATACGTTAGGTGCCTAAGTGGTTGAGAAGAGGAAGAAAGGGGGGGAAGAAGAGATGAATAAAAGGGTCAGGTTGAGTACAGTTGGATACAGAAGGCGTACACAAGAGGCGACAGAAGACAGAAGACAAGAAGGCAGGAAGACAGGGGGGCAGGAAGGCAGAAGACAGAATGGGGACGCTCCCGGTCAGATAGGTATACTAGTATCCTATTGCACCGCTTCCCGATGCAGAAGAAGACCCGCTTCGCTCCACTACCATGGCCTCATGCTATGGGTGGCTACGATTGGTTGGTGTGCCATGAGTACTATGTGTGGCTACGTCTACTTGGCTGGTACTCGCTCCGCTCGGGCTATCAACGGTCGGTGCACGAACAAGTGGAACAATACCAACCATATAGAAGATCGTGACGCTAAAGAAAAGACGCGAAAAGACGACAAATGGCAGACAAATAACTTGCAATTAACGACAAAATGAAATAAATATATATACATCGGGAAGGAGAAGCCCGGTAATTACATAGGAGATAAGACATGAATCAGCAGAATACAAAAGAAGAATACCATTGCCACTGCGGCGCGGCTGCTAGTTGGTGCGGTTGCAACAAGCGGCAAGAGTTCCGAGCGGCGGCAGAGTGGATATTAGAAAACTACCCCACGTTAACTGTTAAGGAAGTGCAGGGGCTACTAAAGGAGCACGGGCTGGAAGGCCCTGAAAATTGGGAGGATCTTATCGAAGAACTCGGCGAAAAAAGCGCCTACACGTCCAACGAGGTGCTTGGTTTCTTAAAATACTAATTTAATTCAATAATCACTTATTCGTGATACTACAACAGCCGATGAGCAAGCAGATTCAATATGAGTTCGAAGACCACCCGCAAGAAATAATAATAGGATAATCAAAGCTAGTTGGGAGACTAGCGACAACTTAACAACAAAAGAAAGAGATAAGAACAATGACAAATTTAAAAGAACAATTAGAGGCCGACCTATTCACCATCGACCCGAGCAACGCTATCGAGTTTTTACAGATGGCTCAAGCTAATGATGACATACTCAAGGTGCATTCATTCAAGGAGCAAGCACAGCANAATATTGACGTGGTTGAATGTCTAAGAATC